TTGCAGTTACCAGAAGTCCTGAACGCAAAACTTAAATATGTTTTAAATTCGTTAAAATTATAGGTTGAAGAGGACATGATTACACGGACCATTTCCAATGGTATATGTAAATGTGGTTTCTCCCTACTTTCCAAGAAATTTAAAATAAAATATTGAACTCAAATATAGAGCCTTTTTAAACATTTTTCCAATCAATGCTCCTTGTGTCGAAACCTTTTTTTACAATAATTGGAACTGCCCTCTCAACTTTCTTGTAAAACACAGTTCCATCAACGTCAATTTTATTTTCAATGTGAATTACAGGGTTACCCTCAAGCTGAACTTTAAATGTACCTTCAGAGAATAATTTACCCAAAGCATTTAGTTTTGAAGTATCAATTGAATTAATCTGTGCAAGTAATGCAGCCATTTGTTTCATATTTTCAATATCCTTATCAACAAATTTTAAATTCTGAAGAGGTATAAGATTATTTACAGATACAGTAGACATAGAAGATAATTCCTTTCCAACTTTATTTAAATTTGAAACATCAATAGTAGCTAATTCTGTCATACTCTTTATAGTTTCAGGTATTGTTTTACTTAAATTGGCTTGAGCATTTGCCATATATCCAATACCTGCTGCTGCAATACCAATTGCACCACCAATCATTAGTGCAGCACCACCTAATGCAAGTAATCCAGGCGCAGCAGCAGTTCCTGCGTAACCTAATGCAAGAATACTAAAAACAAGTGTAGCACCTATAGTAACACCAAGTATTCCCATAGTTTCAACTAATGCTTTTGTTTGGTCACTATTCAATTTAGCTAATGAATCAGCTAATGCACTTGCACCTTCTGCTGCCATTTTAAAACCTAAACCAATACCAACTGCTGCAACACCAATTGCAGCTAAAGAAGCAGGATTCATACCTGCTAAACCACGACCTGCATTTGTAGCACCACCTTGATTTGGTAATGCAGGACCAATTTGACCACCAGTAACACCATATTGACCTGCACCTGCTAATCCACCTGCTCTATTAAATGTTATTGCACTAGCTAACCATTTCCATAGTGATGACATTATTTTTGCTGATATTAACATACCACCAATAGGAATTATAGACATAAAACCTTTTAGTTCTTTTGTCTTTTCATCTCTTGCCATATTTAGCAAAGCTGTAAAAGGTGTTAATAATGCATTTATAAGGTCTAATGCAGGAAGTAATGTTGCTTTCAATTGTGATACTAAATTAGTTAAAGCATCATTAAAGTTTTGAGAATCTATTGTTCTTTGTTCTAATGTTTTTTCTTCTGTTCTTAATGCTGATAGATGTTTATCGGTTAAATCTGTTAATTTAACAAATTCACTTCCAACTTTAATCATACCAATACTACTACCTGCTTTAAATTGAGCTAAATTGGCAATCATTTCTTTATCTTTAGCATCACCAATTAATATTTGTTTTTTAGCAAAATCAAGTTTATTAAACTGTTTTGCTGATTCAACTAATTTACCAAAATCTTGTCCTGTTGTTTCAGCAACAGACCTTAATCTATCAAAATCAACATCAGAAAGTTCAAACATACCTGTTTCTTTATTAAAATAAGCCATTCCTTTGGTTAGCTTTGCTAATTCTTTTGTAAATTCTTCAGGTTTATTTCTTGCAAGGAATGAAAGTTTAAATTCATCCATTTTAGCAAACTCACCACCTAATACTCTTAAATTAGCACCTGCATCCAATAAACCTTCAAGTGTTCTAAACTTTTCACCAGCAGCAAAAGCATTCTCCATTGAAACTTTAAATGTTTCAGAATATTTCGCCATTTGTTCAAGACCTTTTACACCATTTTGAAATCTATAAGTATTAAGTTTATCAATATTAGCACTCACCTTTTTGAGTACATTATTTGAAGATAAACCTAGCCTTGCTGTTGAATTTATGGTTTCTTCAATAAAACTTTTTGATGCTTCAACAGTAGTACCAAATTGCATCATAGTGCTAACCAATCTACCTGCCTCTTCACTTGCCAAACCTGTACCTTTAACAATTTGCATCATCATCAAATTTTCATCCTTTGAAAATTGATACGCTCTACCTGTTTGTGTAGCAATAGCTTGCTGAAACTCAATTATATCTTTTAATTCAGCACCTAAATAAGCAGCAGCATTAACAGAATCTTGAAGTTCAGTCCTAACAACTTTTGCTTTTTCACCAGATAAACCAAGAATAAGTTGATTCATTCTGATTTCTTTATCAATCTTTTGTAAATAATTCCATATACCAATAAAGGTAAAATATTGCTGTGCTAAAGATTCAGCACCACTTCTAAATTCATTTAAAATAGATTTTGATAAACTAAGATTTTGATTCATTAAATCAATTTCATGACTAAGAAGTTGAATATTATGTTTACTATTTTCAACAATACTTTCTAACTGTCTTACTCTTTGCTGTTGTAAAGGAAGAAGATTTTGAAGATTTTGACCACCTATTGTTAATAGCTGATTTAATTCATTTTCTAATATATTTAATGATGTTTGCGCTCTTGTTCTTTCTAATACCTTTTTTCTTATGGATTCTTGTCCTTCTATATATCCTGCTATTGATTTATTATGATTAGTTAATTCAATACCAAGCCTTTCTTCAAGTCTTAATTGGTCTTCAGTTAATTTATATTGCTTAATTAAATTATTAAGCATTTCTTCTTGTTCTGGAGTCATTTTTAATTAAATCTAAATTGGCATGGAATTATTTGAGTATTGTTTGTACTAATATAACAATCAGAAACTTGCTCTCTTCTTTCTTCAATTAAATTTAATTGTCTACCATTAAATGTTCTATCAAACGTATCAATAACTTGTTGCTGTTGTTGTGCTGTCAATTGAGTCAATTGCTGACCTTGTTGCTGTTGTTGCGGTGTTTGTGTAAAATCAATATGATATGCAATATTATTTGCATCTTGAGCAGCACCACCAACATTAACACCTCTACCAACCATATTAAAACTTATATAATAATTTGATTGTGCAGGATTTAAAGCAGCATATTGTGGAAGATTTAATATACCTTGGTTTGTTATATTATTATCTCTATTAATATCATTAAAACTACCTAATATTTCTAATGAATAATTTTTAACATTATTTTCATTTTCAATTTCATTTCTACTATTAGTAAAATTATTAAAATAAACTTGAATATCTTCATTTTGGGTTTCATCAGCCCTTCTAAATAAACTTAATCTAAGATAACTCATAACCTCTTGTTCACTAAACGCAGGAACATCAATATCTGTAAATGGATATAAGTAACAGTAATTATTATTATAATATGTATAAAAATTATATGACATATTATTTTCAACTTGAACAGCGTTTAATAAATTTGCATTATTTACAAATGCATTATAAGATTGTTTTGTAACAAATGAGAAACCAATTACTCTATGAGTATCTACAACAGATACATCACCAATATTAGTGTTATTTTTTCTATTTAAAGCAACAAGAGTACGCATATCTCGTTGATTTATACCTGTTACATCTGCTGCTTGTCTTATTGATGATTGTAAATCCTCTTTTAGATATTTATAGTTTAATATCTTCATATATATTTTTAATATAAATAGATATTAAACATTTTGATAACCTGCTGCTCTTTGTTTTTCAGTATGGATTTTTTGGTGCTTTTCAAAAAGAATGGTTATTATCTTTTTACGAAGATAAACAGGTATTAAATACATTACATCATAGTAAGAATAGTTATTCTCAACAAGAAAATTAATTTCTTGCGCTATGAGTTCTTCATATTTACTTTCTTGGATAAAAAAAGTCGATACCAAAGGTAATTGTCTGACGAAAAAAGTCACCTGTGAATTTGCCTTCAAATTCATAATCGTAATCTAACCCTGGTTCGATACTTAGAATGTATCTTCTTAGTTCTAATGAATCTTTTGGTGGCATCAATTTGACAAACTTTTCAATAAAATTTCTATCTGATTCACCTGCAATAGTTTGAACTTGTGCAATAATTCTTTCTTGCATTTCAAAAATTGAAGATTCGGTTTTATATTTTGAAATTTTTTCAAGTCTTTGGTCTAATTTCTTTTTTTCACCATAAGTTAAAAGTTTAAATTCAACTTTATGTTTACAAATTGGTAAATCAAAATCATATAACATATTTTCATTTGGTTTTATCAACTCTTTATATTTAATTGTTGATAAATCAATTATTGTTTCATATGTTACACCATTTGTATCACGAACTTGAACAGGATATTCTTCACCATAAGCATATCTCCTTAAAAAAAGAAGTACCGCATCTAAATCTCCTGAGATTAAATCTTCAATAGACATTGATGAATTAAATTCAGGGTCTTTAATTTTATTTTTTGCTAACAATTCAATACCTGTACCATTTTTAATATAATTTTCAGATAAAAGATATTGCTCATCAGCAGCAGTCATATACTCCACCATTAATTTATCAATACCGTTTTCATAAAAATAACCTTGAGAAGGTAAATCCACATAGTCTGACACGACTTTAGGTAATAAGCTATCTAGCTTAGACTTTACATTTGACACATTTTCCATAAGATAAAAATTTTTATATAAATAGTCACTATTTAATAAAAAAAAGATACATGCATACTGTTTCTGAAATTTGGTTACCACAAGTAAAAGAGGAAAACATTAGTGAAATCCTTCAAGAACTAAAGGATAATGGGATTATTGTTAAAAATGTTATGGTTGAACCTAGCTATTTAAAACCATTACAGAAAAAAGTTTCTAAAATAAAAATTGATGGTATCAATGGTGTTATTGATAATGATGGTTATTTGCCTAAAACTTGGGTAGATGCTAATAATAATATTTTAGATGGTCATCATAGAGTTTATGCTTATCAATCAAGACCTGATATTGATAAAGTTGAATGTTTTAAAATATTCTTAAATTCAAAGGATGCCTGTAGGATTTTAAATAAAATCCAAGATAGAATTGAATTTAAAAAGGAATATGGTATTAAAAGTCCAAACACATTTAATATGATGGACACCATTCAAAGTGAATTGAATAATGTAGTTCAACCACAAGCACAATATCTTGGACCTGATAAAGAACAGGAAGAAGAAGCAATAAAACAAAAATTAGATTTTAACGATGTAACCAATAAAGTTGTTACTTTATATTCAGTAAGACCTTTTGATAAAGGAAATACTTCAGGATTTATTATGTCATTTACAAAGGATAAAGGATATGATAAAGAATATGAAATTCTTTTTGATAAGATTTTACATGTACCTACCGAAGAGATGGAACTTCATGAACCATTTTACTTAGCAGGTATGTATATCCTTGACCCTAACTTTGAAAAAGACCCTATTTTAATTAAAAAGATGGCATCTGACATAAATAAAGTTTATGCTGAATTTATTAAAGATAGATTAAATGGTTTTGCAAAGAGAGCAGGATATGATGGTATCAACTTTGGTGATAAATTAATGCTTATAATTACCTAATGGCAAATAATAATAAAACAATATCTATAAAATTTCCATTTAAAGATGATACAATAAATGGAAAATTATTTGCAATGAATACAACCACCGTTGATGATATTCGTTCATCTCTTTATTTTTTCTTAAATACAAAAAAAGGTGAAAGATGGTATGACCCTGATTTTGGAACAAGACTTCATGAATTCATATTTGAAAAAAATGATGGTGTAACTGCTAACGCTATTAAAGTTTCTTTAAAAGAAGATGTAGAAAAATATTTTAGAAACTTAAAAATTCAAGATATATTAATTGACCAATCAGAAGAAACAAATAAATTGACAATTAATATAACATTTACCTATACAAATTTATACAATACATTGGTTGATGATGTAACATTAGTTTTTGGTTAATTAAAATTTGTCGTATTATACTTCAAATTTTATTGAATTTGAAATTGATTATATTAAAAATATTAACTGGAATGATGATGAATTTTTAAAACAATATGATGTAATTCATGGACACAGAACACTTTGCGACTTTGCCCAAATGCCTTATTTAGTTGATAAACTTCATAGTTTTGGTATTAAAGTTGTTCTTGATATTGATGATTATTGGGAAGTATCAAGAGAACATCCATTGTATCACGCTGTTAAAAAAGATAATTTAAAAGATAAAATTGTTGGTAATCTTAAAATTGTTGACGCAGTTTCAACTACCACACCTGTTTATGAAGGTTATATTAAACCATACAATAAAAATATTTTAATTATTCCAAATGGTGTAAATAGAAATCTTAAAGAATGGATTCCTGCTGATGATAAATGTTCTTATGATAAATTAAGAATTCTCTATCTTGCAGGTTCATCTCACTTACAAGACGTTTCTCTTCTAAAAGACAGTTTTGAAAGACTTATTGATGATACATCAATTGTTAATAAATTTCAAGTTCATCTTTCAGGTTTTGACCTTAGAGGAACAACTACAAATTATGTAGTAAATGAAGAATTTATTAAAGAAATTCAAGCAATGGGTTTATTTACACAACAATTATATAATAAACTTGTTGCAAATAATTTTGATATTATTAATATGCCTGAAATTCCAAGACAAATTGTTGAAAAATATAATGGTAAAGTTTTAGATGAACAAACTAGACCAATTAATCCACAAGAAACAGTTTGGACAAGGTATGAAGAAATATTCACTTCAAATTACAAACTTATTAAGGATAAAGACTATTATAATTTCTTAATGAAGTTTGATTTAAATGCAGTTTATGAAAAGCAAGCTGAACAAAACTACTTTAGACATAAAACTCAAGGTCTTTATAAATTTGCAGCAAATTATAAACATGGCGATGTGGCACTTGCACCAATTAAAGTTTATGGTAAAGGTGTAATGGATGATAATTCAGATAATCGTTATCAATTTGCCAAGTCAAATCTTAAAGTAATTGAAGCAGCATTCCACAAAGTTCCTGTTATTGCTTCAGATGTTCCAATTTATAACCATGACAAAGATTGGGTGGATGGAAAAAATATTTTATATGTAAATCCCGATAGACAATACAAAGATTGGTATAAAAAGATTAAATATTGTATCAATAATCCAAATCATGTTAAAGATATGGGTGAAGCAGCCTATGAATTAGCTTGTAAAAAATATGACATAGATGTATTAAGTCATATCAGAGCAGATTTTTATAGAGGTTTAATTAAACAAAAACAAGAAAAACTTGAATTAGTTTAAGCAGGTGCATTTGGGTCAATATAATTTGGGTCAACCACATTTGGGTCTACAGGGTTTGGGTTACCACTCCCTGTTTCAATATTATTTCTATTGATATAATTTTTATGAAAAATTATTGAACTAATGAATGCAAAATCTTCTAACAATAATGTATGGTCAATCTCTTTCTTTTCAAACATTATTTGAATTGCTTTTACATGAAACCAAACAACCATAACAAATAAAATAGCAGCTAAAAATCTACTTAATGAGAATTTTTTAGAGTTACTATCTCTGAAAGAATCAAATAATAATTTGTATAAAAATTTTACAAAAGCATTTTCTGCTAACATATTAAAGAAAGAATTAAACATAATCGTAACTATTTATATTAAATAGTATTTCTAATGAGTTTTATACAAAAAAGTGATGCAGTTGTAATTAACACAAAACTGACAAATATAGGTAGACAATTACTTGCTTCTGGTAATTTAACATTTAAATCAATTGAATTTGGTGATTCAGAAGTTGATTATGATTTTTTAAGAGGTTTTGATGGTATACTTGAGGGTGGTGATTTATCAATAATGCGACCAAAAGATGCTAACCCAAATATTAAGTATGCAATTCCATTATCTGATTCTGCTACGGATATAACAAAAATAGATATTAAAAAAATTACACCAGATATTAGATTAGTTGTTAATACCGCCAAACCAAGAGGACTTTTTACAGGGTCAACCACAGCAGGTTTTACCGCATTAACATCAACCACTTATATAAAAGGTATATCCACTATTCGTATTAATACCATAACAGGTGGTACTGTTTTTAGTGCAACATCTACTTCAAATATATCAGCAGGTACAATGCTTTTATTTGATTGGAGAAATCCAAAATTATCCACATTTACCGATTTAACAGGTATAATTGGTGAAACATATCCAAGACAATTTCTTTGGTATAAAGTACAAAGTGTAAATGGTAATTACATAACCGTTGACAGAAATTTACCTAATTTTAACGGTGCAGGTAGTACAGATAAATGTGTTTTCTATATTTACCCACAAAATAATGCAATAGATAATTATTATAGTACAGGAAATACAACATCTTATTGGAATTACAACACATTAGCATTTGATTCAACCTGTAACATTGGTCAAAATGATGATGTAGTTGTTTGGAATTTAAATATTACATATAAAGATACACCTATTGGTGTATCAAATAACTATGTACCACAGTATTATGATGGTGCTATTTTTTCAGGGTTTAAAGAATATATACAAGGTGAAACAACAAATTCACAAAAATCACAATTTGCAATAATTCACTATACAAATAAATCAATTTCAAATTATTATGGTGAAGGGTTTTATAATGATACATTCAAACTATCATTACCAACCATTATGTACCATGCAAAAACTGAAAGAACAATGGGTATTGTTTTATCAGCAAAAACAAAACAAGTTCAGCCAACTAATTTTACAGGTTTCACAACAGAATATTATGACCTTATTGAAACAACCTCTCAAAATGTTGTGGGTAAAGTATTTAATGATTTAAGAATTGCTGTTATTGAAGACGAAGAATTGGTAAATGTTCTTGCACTTAAAAGTGATAGGTCACACACATTACCACAACCTGTTTGGGGTATAAAAGCCGAACAAACTGATTTAAATTCATTATTAATAAAAGCAAACACAAATCCATCAAAATATCTTGCATTAACATATTTATTTACAAATGAAAATATCTATGACAATGGATATGACACAAATACTAGTTTAGGATTAAATGGTGGTATTCATTGTGGTTATATAAAATACTTCCCTCAAAGTTCTATAAATGCACAAAATTTTACATTCAGTTTTAATGCATCTGATTTGAAATTTATGATACCTATTGTAGCATCATCAGATGGTACAGGATTTAATGCAAATAAATTATATATGTTGGCACAGATAGTTGATATTGGTTTAACACCAAATCCAGCTTCTTGGCAATTAATTGATTATACAACAAAACTAAACGGATATGGTACTTGGGATACTATTCCTGTTGATTCATTAACAAATTATATTAATGTACTAGATTATAGTGACTATACAGGTGGTACTCCATATAATATTGAAAATATTATTGGCGATTTACCAACAAGTGTTGAAGCATTAACATTAACAAATAAATTAGGTTTTGGTGAAGAAAGTATATTACTTGGTAATGTAGATTCTAGTATAAAAGCAACAGTTTTTAAAACTAAAATATCACATACTTTGGGTTTTGCCGATTGCAATACATCAAATAATCCAACATGGGATGAAGATGATGTATATGTTACCGAAGCAGCTATTTATGACCAAAATAATAATTTGGTAGCAATTGGTAAACTTAATAACCCTGTTAAAAAGAATACCAATAAATTATTTACTGTAGAACTAGATATGGATTTTTAAAAATGGGATATTTACCAAGTTCATCAACTAAAACATTATATGCTTATCTAACTCAAAAGGGTAGATATAATTTGCTTTTCGAAAATGCAGATAAATTTAAGGTTGCATATTTTAGTTTACATGATAATGATTTAAATTATAGAGCCACCACCTCCAGGTACACCACCCACAACACCACCACCTTCAGGTACACCACCAACAACTCCACCACCTCCAGGTTCAGGTCCACCACCACCTTCAGTACAAAGAACATTACCTTTAATATTAGAGTTTGAATATTCATCAAATCGTACATTAATAACTGATGTATGGGAACATAGATTAGCATTTGAAAATGGTGCTTATGTACCAAAAATAAGATGGAATTTTGGTGAACAAGTCAGTATAAATAATTCTATTGTTTCAAATGTTGATTCTAAATGTAGTATTGTTTTAAAAACATCACCTGGAGATAATCTGCCAATAACACAAGCAGAAAGAAATGCTATTAATTTTTGGCTTCAATTAGAAATACCACTTGTTGGTGTTAGTAATGCTTATATAGACCAAATAGGTAGTTTAACTTCAGGTGAATGGAGAAAATATTATTTGAACTCAAGCAATTCATCTCCAGATAGTAAAGCATTTTTTAGTTTTAGTAGTATAACAACTAATAGTTTAATTCATAAAATAAATGATTTTTATTTTGATGCAGGAGATTCATGGAATAGTATTATAAATCCAATATATAGAGATATTGAATTTAATTTTGGTCTATATACACAAACCACAACACCAAATGTTGTTATAACATCCACAAAATCTAAATTTCAATATAAAGCAAAACTTCAAAATAAAAAATTTATATAAAATATGGGATTCGTATTAACATCATCAACACAAACACTATATGCATATCTAACTCAAAAGGGTAGAAATAATTTACTTTTTGAAGATTCAGATAAATTTAAAATCACATATTTTAGTTTACATGATGATGATGTGGATTACAAAATTACATCTAATATTATAAATTTAGATTTCAATAAATTGCCAAAAGGATTTGTTCCCGATGTTACAGGTGATGATGATATTTGTATTAGAAGTGTTTCAGAAGCAAACACAGTTAGTACTGAAAATTACTTAATTTTTGGTGGTGAATTTGTTGAAGCACCAATACCACCACCTCCACCACCACCACCCACAGGACCAGGAGGGGGAGGTCCACAAACACCAGTACCAGGACCAGGAGGGGGAAGTCCACCACCATTAGAATAAATTACAACTAATTAGTATAAAAATGGGATTTTTACCACAAGCATCATCAATAAATTTATACGCATATTTTACACAATATGCTAGAGAAAAAATTTTTAATGGTGATGTACTTGATTTTAAAGTAGAATATTTTAGTTTACATGATGATGATGTGGATTATGGAGTAAGTAAAAAAGTTATTGGTGTTGATTCATCAGGAAATACATTATATAATATTTTACCAAGTGGTTTTATACCTGATGTAACAGGTGATGCAGATTCATGCATAAAAAGTATGAAAAACGAAGTAGTTTTTGGTATAAATACACTAACAGGAACAAGTCAAATAATCGTAACACCTCCACCATCAAATCCACCACCACCTCCATCAGCAAGTAGAACATTAACAATAGGATTTAATACAGTATCATATACAGACCCAACGGTTGGCACAGGAAAAAACTTTGCATATCCTTTTGTAGTAAGTTTAAAAGCATTAGTTGGAGATGCTTCAGGTGGTCCAACACAAGGCGAAGCAACAACAACAACATTTAATATTGAAGTATTAGAATATGACCCATTATTAATACAATCTATAAGTGTTACACCATTAAATCCAATAAGTTTCCCTGGTGGTGGTACTGTAAGTGGTAGTCTTAATTTTATAAAATCTAATTTTAGTCCAGGTGCTGACCCAGGTTATAGTGAAGCTACAACAATAAAGTTAAAAATTACACCACTACAATCGAATAGAACCGTAGAAACAGGTAAAGGTATTTTAACATATACAAAAACATTACAATGGAATTAATATGGGCTATATACAAAAATCAGGTGTAAAAAAACTATATGCTTATTTAACTCAAGATGGCAGAGAAAAAATTATTACAGGAAATACAATTGATTTCCAAGTAAAATATTTTACACTACATGATGATGATATTAATTATCAAATCTCATCAAGATTAATAACAGCAGCAACATACAATACTTTACAAAGTGGGTTTATACCTGATATAACAGGTGATATAGATAATTGTTTACCTGTTATATCTGATGCAACATACTTAGAAAAAAATAAATTAGTTGGATTCTTTGAACCACCACAACCTGGCATATTAACAGCAACAACAGTTGCAACATGTTCAACAGATGGTAAAACATTTGATATATATGTATCTAATGTTATTGGCACAACAACACAACAAGTTTATTGGTATGTTAAAACAGAGGTAATATCATTTCCAAACTCTACATCAACAATTCAAGATGCTGTTGTTTTATCAACATCATTATCTGATGATTTTACTGATTTTGGTGTTCCAAAATCTTTTAAAGCTACATTTAAATTTAGTGATACTAACTTACCAAGAGAAGCCGATTCTTATAATTATACAATATACCTTGTTGATGGCACAAATGAAATTGAAATTGCTAAATATGTAGATATAAATTGTTCAAAAAAGATAATTGGTATTTGGGAATACCGAAGCGAAGGATTTGCACCCGAAAATAGTCCAAATATAATAAATGAAAGTATTTTACAAAATTTATCATATGTTTCAGATTATAAATTATCATTTGTTGCCGTTGTTGTTGATAACGGAAATAGAAGAAGAGATTTAAATTTTAATGATGATGATTTAACAAATAGTTTATACAGTAATATTTTTGACAATGCTATACTTTTAGCACCAACAGATTATCAACTCACAAATACACCAGCAATTGAACCAACTGAAGAGGTTTTTAGTAATCCAAATACAGGTTCTTATGATTCAAGATGTGATTGGAGAATAACAGTTTTATCATACTCAAATCAACAAATTTCACAAAATCATTTATTAAACTTTAAAAGCACATCAACATCTATCTTATCAGAAGAAGGTGGAAATTCACAAGCAATTACTATAAATGGACCGATATTGAAAACAACAACTGGTAATTACACAAATGATTATGGTGATATTAGTGCATGGGAAGATAATATTGCTTATTCTTTAGTACCAAACTACAGTCAAATACCTGGATATGTTCCTTTTAAGGGAAATTATGATATATTTCATCCAACAGTTAAGTTATTTAATGATATGAATGGTTATAGTGGATTTAAAATAAGATATGTAGAAAAAGTATTAGGTGTTGTAAAAAATTCCCTTAAACCAGAACCAAACCCAAATACAGAACCATCATATGTATGTTATTATGCACCAAATGCAGGTTATAGGACTAGGACTACAACACATAACTTTGTAGTAGCGGTTGATGCAGAAGGGGTTAACCCATCAATCCCTATTAAATCTAAGCCAAACCAATATCTTGGTAATACAAATGGTATTGTACCCGATGATAATATTACTTATTATCAATTCTCAAGATTCACAAGATTAAAGTGTCCTTGGGTTACTTTTTGTTAATATAAAGACTATTTATAAAAAAATATAATATGGATATAACACCTGGATTAAAACAAGTAGAAGACGCAGGACTTGGATTTCAAAAAGTTACATATACAAACAGTTCAAATTTGAATACAACCAAACTTTTGTATACATATGCTAAAAAAAATGAATTAGCAACACCTTATGGAAATTTATTTAAATCTTTTAATTTCCCAATAACAACTGCTGAAAAAGCTAATTTTGCATCACAACATGGTAATAATGCTGTAAAATGGTTAGACGTTGATGAAATAGTTGTTGTTGAAATTCCAAAAGGAGAATATGGCGAATTAATTGATGGTAAAACATTTCAATTAACTTTTCCTGTTGTATTGAATAGTATTGAAACTGCTACAACTGTATTTGGTACATATTTTGGATTTTTAGGATTAAACGCTGATGTTTATATTGGTGGAAAAACATTAAATAAACAATTATCAGAAAGAAATCAAAATTACTTTGGATTCTTACCTAGCGAAAGTAATAGTTTTAATACAAATGTTACATTTTTATATTGCAATGATATAGAAAGACCAAAAGATAAAGGTGATGAAGTTACTGTATTAACATCAACAACATATTCAATAAGTGGAAATCAAACAAATAAATTTGTAATTACAGATGTAACATTTAGTACAGGTGATAGTATAAGAATCAAATATACTACTAGTGTTGGTAATATGATTGTTGAATTAGAAAATAGTGTTTTACCAAATGATGCATGGTATCCAATTGATACACCTGGTATTGTAAGTGCATATCCAAAAGCATATCTTAATCAAGCTAATTCACCTACAGACCCAGTACCTTTAACTATAGAGATTAAAAAAAGAAATAGTACAAAAACATTATCTTGGAATGCTTATTCACCAACAAATAAATTTCCAAATAGTGCTGGAGATGAAGACCAAAAAATATATGCATCATATGATGGATATAAATTAAATGGTGGTTTAGTAAACATTTTTGATAAACCTGTTGGAATCCTATATCAAGATAAAGGATTTGCTATAATCACAGACCCAATTTTAGTACAAGGTTTTAGATATTCAGCAGGTACAAGTACAGGATACAATGGTATTCCATCTGGTAATTCTTATACAGGGGATAAAAACTTTGCAAAAATATATTTTGCTAATACAACAGAGTCAAATTCACAATTTGATTCAGTTACAACAGAATTTGTTCAAAACATTATTTGTATTGCAAATGCAGGTGAATTTGTAACCACAACCAATTCAACCTACGAAGGTGCATATGATGAAAATGCAACAGAAAAACCTGTATTTATCACATCAATAGGATTATATAATGCAAATAAAGAGTTAATTGGTATTGGTAAATTAAGTGAACCAATTAAAAAACTATCAACTACTATTGTACCGTTCAATATTAGATTAGTAGTATAAAGCGTATTATATAAATATGGAAATTATTGATTTTAAAGATTTAGGTATAATGATACCTAAAGATAAGGTATTTTTATCTTTTGATATATCAACAAGTTGTATCGGTTTTTCGATGTATAATGAAAACTTTGACTTGATTTCAGTTAAAGCACTTAAAATGACAATAAACAAAGATTGTGAAGATGACCCTGAAATCACAAAAGGTGATGCATTTAAAAAATTTGTTGAAGAATTAAAAATTTATGAAATAATTGATATCTTTGTTGAAGAACCATTAGTTAAATCAAATAATGTTTACACAGTTAATAAACTTCTAAAATTTAATGGTATATGTTCATATATTTTAAGAGATACACTTGGTATTATTCCTAAGTTTTTAAGTGTGGATGAGGTAAGGAGAATATTCTGCCCTGAAATGACAGAGTATGATGTGAAAAAAAATAAATTTATTTTGAAATTTAAATCTAGAAAAATTGACCCAAAAACCTATATATTTGAAAAAATAGCAAAGGAGTATAAAAATATTTCTTGGTTAATAAATAAAAATGGCAAGTTCAAGACTGAAAATTATGATATAACTGATTCAATTGCTCTTGCAAAAGCATCTTTTAAAAAATTTTATGAAAAAGAATACTAAAAAAGACGATAATAAGATTTATGTAGATTTATTAACAACTATTAACAGATTTTCTTATTTTTCATGCGAAATGATTCTTCCCGAAGATATTGATGAATTTTTTGAGGAGTATGCAAAAGAATATGAAAATCCTGAAGTATTTTTTGAATCATTAGACCCAATATTAGAAAACTCTCAAAGAGTAATGTATTTGACAGGAACTCTAATTGATAGTGAATTCATTGACTTTATTAATACTTGGGAACAAATCCCTTTGGAAGATAAGAAAGAACATATTAAGAAAGATTTTATTGATTTATTAATCCCAGTAACAGTTCATTATAGTAAAGGTGAGCAATTTACCACATTATATGTTATTGACCTTTTTAAAATAAAAACAAAAAGGAGAAGAAAAACAGAAATTGAACTTCAATCTGAATTAGATGAGGCTCTAAAAACAGAGAATTATGAATTAGCTGTTAAGATTAGAGAAAAAATCAAAAAAATCAAAAAATAAGCTATATTTGTCTTATGATTACTAAAAATTATATATCAGCCGAAAACAGGGTTGATACTGCAATTGATGTTATTAAAGTTTGCATCAAGAATAATACATCAATTAATCAAACTGAACAATACGAGGGATTTGTTAGAAAAGTTTTGGTTAGTAAAACAACCAAAAAAACAAAAAACTATAAAAAACTATTAGAAATTTATGATGAATATTTAACTTTAAGAAAAGTTAATAAAAAAATTACCGATATCTCAATCCATAAAACCGATGTTGATAAAGAAGAAAAATATGATAATAGAAGTACTTGGGTTGCCAATCGTGATTCTAATAATAGAATTACTGACTACTCATTTACAATATATATTCAGGGAGAAAAACCATATATAGGTAAATTAACAAGAGAACAACTTGAAACTATTCATCAATATTATCCATATGTGACAATGATGAATGTATCATCTTATTTTCCATATCTAACATTTCAACAGTTTAAAAGAATTTTAAGATGTTTCAACATTACAAAAGATATGCTTTTTCCTCTTCATGTTCTTGAAGAACATAGTGAAGAAGAAATTGCTGAATTTGCTTTGAAAAACAAAGCAAACATTGCTTTAAACAAAATTGTTGAAAAGAAATCATCATTTATTGAAAAGAAATATTTTGAAAGTCAAGAAAAGATTCATGACCTTGAAAATATTCATAAATTTATTGATGAAACTATTGAAAAGTATTATTCAAGAACCGAACAAGAACAAACACAATTTAATAATTTTGATTTGTTTGGTAAATACTCTGATATTTGTTATCTTTTCTTTTCAGATATACATTATGGAAAGAAATATGAAAATCCTGTATTTGGAAGAGGATATAATAAAGATATTGCACATGAAAGAATGATTCAGATTGCTAAAAAGACTGTTGACTATATTAAATTCAAAAATCTTAATAGTCTTTATATTCTTTTTGGTGGTGATTTATTTGAATCCGTAATGACTAGTGGTATGAGAAGTGAACATTTGAGAGGAATGGATTTGGTCGGTATTGACCAAATACTTTTTGGTGTTGATTCTCAATTAAC